CTTAGAATCAATTACATTCAAATGTGATAAAGATGGATATACTGCTGATAAGGCATATCCAAGATACTCTGATCCATATTTGAATGAGTGGTTGCCAATTTACAATGTTGGTGTTAATACTTTCTCTGTGTTTGTTGGTGTATCTACTATCGTAAACACACATTGGTTCCAAAGTGCAACCACTGGTGGTCTTAAAAAAGCAAGAGATACTGTCGGTATCAATACTGCGTCAATAATATTCACATGTGCTAGAGATAATTACGCAACGGAACATGCCTATCCTCGTCCTGATGATCCAATAGGGGGTAACGTATCTGTTGGTATTGGTTCTACATCTGCTGATACTATAACAATCAATGTAGGTGTATCAACCATAGTCAACTACGGTATTACTACTGCAGCCTACACTGCAAGCACAGGCATCATGACTGTGTTCTCTAATGTTCATGGTTTCAATGGTGCTTTTGATGATCAGATAGTAACCTTTGCAACTTATGATGCTGGTAGTGGTATCATGACAGTTACCTCAGCTAATCATGGATTAGTAACTGGTAACAGAGTGTCATTCAAGAGAGATTCCATCAGATTTAGATGTATGATGGATCAAAGGAAGACTATTAAGAGTTATCCAAGAAGAAAAGATCCATCAGATCAGAAGTGGTTATCAGTCACAACTGTTGACTTAGATAAGTTTAGTGTTAACGTAGGAACATCGCCACTTGTTTACCATAGTCCTACAAGTGGATCATATGATCCTTTCACTGGACTGATGACTGTTGATATTGGATCACATACCCTTCAAAAAGGAACTTCTGTAAAACTTAAAACAAATGGATTCAAATTTACTTGTGCTTTAGATAATCATGCGTCATTCCACTATTACCCAAGGAAATCTGGCATATCTGGCCCAGATCCTGCTTACAATACTGCTGTTAAGATTACTGCTACAACAGATACTACTATTACACTGGATGTAGGTAAGTCATCCAACCAAACAGAACATATTTTTGTTTCTGCAAATGCTAACTCTGTTATCAGTGGCGGTAACTACAAACATACATTCGAGAACGCAGATCTAGATGCAATGTTAGTTGCAAGAGATACTGTTGGACTTGCAACAAATTCATATACATGGAGATGTTCTCAGGACAACTATGCTACTGATCATTACTATCCAAGAACTACTGATCCAATACACAACGTAGAAGTAGGTATCGTTACTACAACAATAGACACGTTTACTATCAACGTAGGTATTACATCTAGAGTCAAATTCAATGTTACTAATGCCACATATGATGCAAACAGTGGAGTTGCAACATTTACCACCGATTCATCTCACGGTTTATCAACTACAACCGCTGTAGGTTTAGTGACGAATGGATTCGTGTACACATGTGACATGGATCAGAACGCTACTGAACACGCATATCCTAGAACTACAGACCCTGCACATGCCACTGCTCTATATCCAATTTCCGTAACTTCTAATAATGTAGCTGTAAATGTTGGTGTTTCTACAAGAGTAGAATATAATATCAATCATGCAGATTACAATGAATCTATTGGTATCATGACTGCATTTTTACCAGCAGTTCATGGAATCACAACCGCAGCTGGTGTTGGTAGAAATGTTAAATTGAAAACTGAATCTATTCTATTCTCATGTTCTCAAGATAACTATGCTACAAAACAGTTCTATCCAAAGGGAGGAGATCCATATTACAATGGTTCACTGATCACTAGAGTTATTAATAATACACAGATTGAAACACAGGTAGGACCATCTACCACACCTAGTTTCTATAACTCTGGTGGTAAGATTCAAGGTGTTATACTTGCACCTAGACTTAGAAATAACTCTCCAAGCGGTGAAGACTTTGCATCTGGTGGTACATTTGTTGATAAGATTATTGATAGTAAGTCATACGTTGTTAATGTTGGTATTTCAACAGTGGATCACAACTATGCCAGAGCTGGACTTTCACAACAAGGTAAGAGAATTGCTTCTTCTATAGAACAGGGATTCTCTGGATTTGATGTTGTCGAAAAAATTGATGCTGCTAAGTTTAGAATTCAATCAGGACTTACAACAGAAAGAGCTATATTCAAGAGAGGTGGTAGAATTGATAAACCAGTATTTGTTGATATTGCAGAACCAGATGGATATTTCAATAGATCATTAGAATATTATGGTGGTTCAACTGGTATTGGTACAAATGCTACTGTAGATTTCCGTATCAATGTGGACGGAAATATATCTGAATTTAATATCACCGAAGAAGGAACTGCGTTTAAAGTAAGTGAAGAACTAACTGTTTCTGGTATTGTTACAGATCCAAGAGTAGGTGTTCTAACTGAATTTAAACTAACAGTAGAGGAACTTGAGAGTGATACATTCTCTGGATTCTATCCAGGCCAGTTTATATTATTTGATGATATATCACAATTCTTCAATGGAACTAGAACCAAGTTTACCTTGTCTGTAACAAATAGTGGTGTAACAGAAATCCTAAGTCTTAAGACTCTGCCTGGAAGTGATATGGATATTACTAATAATATCTTTATCTACGTTAATGATATTCTACAGACTCCACAGTCTGCTTATACCTTTAAGGGTAGTAGAATCATCTTTAGTGAGGCACCAAAACCAAACTCTAAGTGTTCTGTATTCTACTTTAGGGGATCTAAGAGAGACGTTGAAACTGTTGATCCAGTTGCATCATTGAAGCCTGGTGATATTGTTAGAATCAAAGAAAATAGATTTGATCCACTAGACAGAGATCAGTTTGAAAGAACATCTAAGAGAATAGTTGCCTCTGATGTTCTAGAAACATTCACATATAACAGTCTAGGAATTAGTACAGATCAGAATAAAGAAAGGCCTCTATCATGGGAAAAACAAAGATCAGATAAAATACTATCTGGTGTTCTAATTCCTAAATCCAGACCAGCATTGAAGAGTAGGGTTTTACCCACAACTAGAATTATTAAGAACGTTGGCGATTTAGATGATAGTTTCTATGTAAATAATGCGTTCCCAGTATTCAACGCTATTGATAAGTTAACACAGTCTGAAAGAAATGTTACTATCTTTGAAGATAAAAATGTAGAGCCTGGAATTGTAACTTCACAAGTTTCTACATCATCCAGCATATCATCTTTGACTGTAAGTTTTGGTGGAACTGGATATGCAAATCTAACCAACCCAACTGTCGCAATATCAAGTGCATTGATTGAACGTCAAGATCCAATTTCTGCTTGGGAGTTTGATGCAATCACTGGTATCACATCATCTATTGAATTTAAGGCAATTTCTAAAGAAGATCCATATATCGCTGTTGGTAAGAGTAGTTTCTACATGAATACTAAGAGTGGAACATTCTGGGAAAGAGGTAGAATTGGATTTGGTGGAACTGTAACCTTTAATGGTGTTGGCGTAGGAAATAGCGGAACTTCTGATGTTTATGCGATGGCAGCTGGAGATTTTGCCTCCTTGGCTAGAGCAGTTTCTATAGGTAATAGTATTTCAACATGGACTCCTATTGACCTAAAAGAACAAAGACAAATACCTGCTATAGGACAAGTTTTAACAGTTGACAGTACATATCAGGGTAACTTCCAAGATGTTGTCTGGGAAGGAGTTACAAATACATGGGTGGCAGTTGGTGCTGCTGGATCTATATTCACCGCTGTTGGTCTTACAACTGCTGAAGCTTTCAGTCAGTACTCAGGAACACTACAACAACTAAATGCTGTTACTTTTGGTCAATCAGAATTTATAGCTGTTGGTAATGGTGGTGTAATTCTTGCATCAAATGATGGAACTGGTTGGTCTACAAAAGTAAGTAATACAGTCTTTGATTTGAATGATGTCATTTATGATGGTAGTAGATTTATTGTTGTTGGTGATAATGGAACAATTGGTATTTCAACCGATAAAAACTTCTGGCAACCTTGGAGTCAACAATTACCAGCTGGTACTCAACACCCTGCTGGGTTTGACTTTGCTAAAATTAAATACTTTGATAATCTATACGTTGGTATTTCTACAGTCGGTGATCTTTATTACTCATTTGATCTTGCAAACTGGAATAAGAGAGACATAGATCATCCTAATGAGATTCGTGACTTAGTGGACACTCCATACGGCGATTTCTCAAGTAGAAGAGTTATTACAGTTGGATCAGGAACAACCACTTTCTATGCAGATCCAGTAATCAATAGGGCTGCTGCAACCTCTTCTGTAACTGCTGGTGTTATTACATCTGTAACAATTACAGACGGTGGATTTGGTTACAAGGTTGGAAGTAATCCACCAGTAATCGTAGAATCAGATAGTACTAAGAGTGAAGATATATTCTCAGTTGATGCAATAGGAGACTTTGGTGATATTGTAGGAATAAATACATACTTACCAGGCAACAGTACAACATTACCTAGACTTGAGTTTACACTCAAATCTCAATTTAATGATAATACTAACTTAGGTTATGGATATTCCTCATTAAATTCACTTGGAGTTGATTTTACTGGATTGTCTAAGGGAGATTACTTTACCATATATGATAGTTCATTAGTTGTTGGTCATGCACTCACAGGTATTACCACTTCAAGCGGTTCTAATCAGGTTGTTGGTATGGTAACTGCTGGTGATTATCTCGGTGGTGTGTTCAGAGTTGAACAGGTCACAATTGGTGATGCTGTATCTGGATTAGCGACTGTAACATGTGCTTTCTTACCAGGCCCTGTATCATTTGGAAATAACAAAATCCAAGTTGGTGTTGGTACGACTGCAACTACCGATACGTTCTGGGGTAAATATAGTTGGGGTAAATTCCTTGGATATCAGAATCGTGGTGCTGGTAATCCAACAAGTTTCCTCGTGAATTCCATGAACGGTAACGTAGGATTATCTACTGCTGCCGTAGTAGCCAGAACTAAACCACTAACTTAACCCCTAAATAAAACAAAAAGACTAGTTTTTTTAAAATGCCTGCCATAATATCCGAACAGTTTAGAATTTTAAATGCCGAAACTTTTGTACAGAGTTTTGTCGGAGTCGGATCTACTGTTAACAAATACTACGCCTTTATGGGACTACCAAATTCCATAGAGCCAAAGGCAGGCGGTACTGCCACATGGGCAACCGACACCCCTTCACCTCTTGATGGATTCGAGGAAGAATACTCTATAAAGGAGTCTATCATTGCAATGAAGAAAGTTACTGACAAAGATGTTCGCAGACTTGTTAGGAAAGTATCATGGGTTGCTGGTACAACCTTTGAGATGTACAGACATGACTATAATATTTACAATTTAACACCAATTACTTCACAAGGTAGTTTGTACGATTCAAATT